ACGAGGGTGGTCTACACCAGCGGCGCCGGATGGTCGGAGCCCAAGATGACGCTCGCCGACATCGTGGGATCCTACGTGTTCCCCGCCGCCATCGCCTCGCAGGCGGGGGCGACGCGTTACGTTGGAAAGGGCCTCGGCCACCGTCGACTCTGGCCCGCGGCGCATCTCGGCATCTCCGTCCTCGACGGCGATGGAAAGGCGGGAGATAAGATCCCACCCTCGAAGATGGTGACTCTGGCGCGCATGGGCTTGAAATGGCCAGGGACGCCCTTCGTGTACATGGAACCCGACCTGCCCTCGTTCGCGATCCCGGCGCACAGCCATGTGTTGCCGCTGAGCGCGTTCCGCCACCCGGACGAGTTCCAGGGTGGCGACGGACAGTTCATCGAACTCGGCAAGACCCCCGAAGAGGCGAGGTCGGCCATCAACCTTCTTCTCCCCGACGCGGGCGTCGCTGAGAAGGAAGCGCTCTACGCCACGATTGCGCAGGCCAAAGAGGACGTGCTCACGCGCGCTGAGAAGCTGAAGGAGCGCACCGCCAGCCTGCTCTCGGGCTCGGAGTACGTGAAGGACGTCTTCAAGGACGACCTCACCCCGATCGTCACGACATCGTACCTCGATGACGAGGAAACGAAGCCGTGGCTCGAAAAGGTCATGATCGACCGCCGGAAGATCCCTTTCGTCTGGGACGCGAACGGTGACAACATGGTCGTCGCCCGGCCCGACCGGCTTGTGAAGGCCGACAAACCCCTGTACATGGTCGACGTGTCCATGACGGACGCCACGGCGGCAACGCCCTACGACGCCGCAGGCCTGGCTCGCGCCATGAGCCTCGACCTGGCGAAGGCCGTGATGCCCACCAAGCCGGTGGGCTGAGCACATTCCGCATCTGCGGGGACTGGCCCACCTCACGGGCCACCACTTCAACGTTCAGCAGGAGTCCCATGTCCGTCCTCGACGACGTCATGACCCCGTACAACCTGGAAACGTCAGTCATCAAACCCGATATCAAAGCCGAGGAGCCGAAGCGCATAAGCCCCCCGGGTTTTGCGGTCAACGTGATACCTACGAGCCTGAAGATCACGCTCGAGCACGCGGAAGATCCGAAGTTCTTGATCCCTCAGCTCGGGGCCATGCCCCACGGCACCTCCTGGACGAAACCAGGCGTGCACGAAGGCATACTCACCTTCGCGCGAGAGTTCAGCGGTCACATGAAGGCGTTGGCGGGCGCCGGGGACCCCCTGGCCATCGCAGAACACGACAACGCGTCGAAAACGACTCTCCAGAGCGGAGGATACCCCGGCTGGCCCGTGATGCCCGACGCTTACATCCGAAGCGCGGACGGACCGTGGTTCGCCCTCGCCCGCGCAGTCGTACGCGCGCTGAAGACCAACAAGGGCTACAAGAGAAAAGGGATCAGGAGACATACGAGCCAAGGCTCGCCGAACTGGTCCACAAGCGATCTGTCCATGATAGGGCACTTCGCCCTGGCACGCGCCACAGGCACCGTGTCCAACTACGTCAAACACCACGCCGCCATAGCGCACATTGTCGGCGCCCCGGAGGACCCCGTCGCCACGACCCTCTCGCGGTCGGGACCGATAGGCAAGCACGTTGCGGTCTACGTCAAGATGGGCGGCGCCACCTACTACGTGGGTACAGCCGCCGGGAGAGCGCCTAGACGCAGAGCCGTTCTCGGCGCGCCCATGACGACCGCCTTCCTCATGCAGCCACTGTATGAGCGGGTGATCGGCTATCTGTTGGGCACCAGATGCGCATCGGCGACACGGAGCCTCACTGACATCGAGAGGTCAGTCGCAGACGCACTCAGGCGCTTCGGCGAGCTCTCAGCCTGGAACGATGATCTCGGGGGCTTCGATCAGTCAGTCTCCTGGCAGGCGCAGGACGGACTGCGAGACGCGATGTTGGAGGTGTGGCCCGACCTGGCCGATGCCATCGAAGCATGGCACTTCTCGGAACGGATGGGCGTCATCGCGCCCGGACTGGGGACGGAGAAGGCGTGGATCTACCCCTCTAAGGGCATGACACATTCAGGCGTACTGCTGACCAGCGCAGCCGGCACCCTGATCAACCTAATGAGGATCGTGTACTGCGCGGTCGACCAAGGCTGGTTCGGCTCGTTCGAAGCGGCTGCCGAGTGGGCGCTCTACTCGGGAGAGCTCCTCGTGCTGGGCGACGACACGCTGATCATCACGAAGCGCGCGATGAACGCCGAAAGGTGGGCGTCCGCGAGTGGCGACATAGGCTTTAAATCGAAGATTCTCCGGGGCGCGATGTACCTGCGCAGGATGTTCACGGCGACGGGCAGCATGCCCCTCGCTGCGCGCATTCTGCAGCAGACCGCCTACAACGAGCATAACCCCAGGACTCCGGCCCTCGAGCTGCTTGGGGCATGGGCAAGGACGCTGGAAGCGGAGAGAAACCCCCACTTTCCCGAAGTGTGGCACGCGCTCCGTACGCACGGAGACGGGCTCGGCAGGTTCCTGTCCGTCGCGGATCTCAGAGCACACGTGGCGTCCGAAGACTTCAAAGCTCAGGTGCTGGAGGACGCCACCACAGGTGACAACCCGTGGTTGTTGCAGAGGGAGGCGGTCGACGATGTAGGCGCGAGCCCCGCGCAGCGCAAGCTCGCATGGCTGTCAGAGGCTCTCGGGAGGCCGATCACGAACCGGGCCAACCCCGAGGCCGCTGTGGAAGGGATGAGTCAGGCGGAGCTGCTCGAGCTCGCCTATGGAGTGTTCGAGGCGACGACACACAGTGAGAGACATGAGCCCAACGACCGCAGACTTCGCGCCGTCATGGGCGAAAACGCGGCCGCGGTGCTAACAGGAGGAATGTAATGCGGAAAATCACGTCAATCCAAGAAGGCGATCAACAACCCGGCCTGCTCGAGCTGCTCGAGGCGGCCGAAGCGGGCGAGAATGCGGTGACCGCTCAGATGTCAGCGCGGAGTCCCATGCGCACGCAGGAGTACACCATCATCAGGAAGGGCAACGCCGCGCGGGGCTACTTCTCGGACGGCGTCAGAGTGACGGGCGTGCTCGTCGGTGAGCTCGCAGAGACGATACTCGCCCTGAGGGCAGACATCGTCGACCGAGCGCCAGGCGTCCTGACGATCACGGAGCAAGGCGTGGTCATCTCGCCGCGCTCCACAGCGATCTGCACTTTCAAGATGGAGGACATCGCAGATGCAAAGACGAAACAAGACGAAACCGAAGTTGCCGGAGCCAACTCCGGCGACCAGAAGGTGGCTGGCAGCGCTGATCACAGCGCTGGTAGCGGCGATCGCGGGGCCACTGGCTCTGATGACGCAACAGTGCGGGGCACCGGCAGCGCCGGTGGATCCGAGCACGCTTCCGCAGGTACGGGTGCCGGCGCAGCCAGCAGCCCCGCCATCGGCAGCGTTTCCGTCGGCGAAGGAGCGAGCGACATCACCGTCGCCGCCGGCGCCGGCTGAGACAGATCAACCACAAGGAGAGTCTGATGGAGAGATCATCGAAGACGAAGACGGCCCGGACGCATCAGCGCCGGTCGCACAACGCTGACGAGACGCCCACCGTGACGGCGACGGTCGTCAACTTTCGGGACGTCGAGCAAGCAGCGGTGGCGGCGTGTCACCTCGATCCGGGACACGCGGTGATCAAGATCGGAGGCGCCACCCACACCGTGGAAGCGTCACCGAACGAGCGCGTAATCCGGAACGCTGACGGGCTGGCGGTATGCCACCTCGAGCGTTCCTTCCCCGAAAACACGTGGAAGCAGAGGGTCTAATGGCAATCCCCAATCCCTTGCAACTCGACAAGAACGCAGCCCTCGTCGGCCAGGACATCGCCGACGGGACGTTCGCAGGCCTCGGCGCCACGTCGGCGACTGCGGCTCAGCTTGCCAACCAAGATACCGCGCTCTTCGCGGGCTCAACGCTTCGCGAGTATCTCATCGACGGGTTCGCTCTCCCGAGCGGCCAGTTCGCGTACTTGATCGTCAACATGGTGGAAGGGGCGAGCCCTTACCCCGCGGCGCCGGTCAAGATCATCTCGGCACACCTGTTCGGGTCAACGCCTGGCGCTTTCGCCGCTGCGGGCGCGAGGACGTACTGCCTCACGTTCGGCGCTGGAGCGCTCATGCTCGTCCTGTCGCTGATCCGTTCCGGTTATAAGCTCGTGCCGTTCGCCGGCCCGGGCATCGTCGGAACTTCGCTCGACCGTCCAGCCGCGCCGTCGCTGACCGCGTTCGCTGCGGGCACGACGACGAACTTCTCGCGCGAGACGCGCACCATGAACGGGGTCACGGCGGGCTTCAGCCGACCCACGTTCTGACCGCCATCTTGTGAGGCCTGAACTGCCCAAAACCCTTGGCCTCAGGGCGATCAGCCCGACATTGCGGGGTTCGGCGCCGGTAGTGGACCACGGCTCGATCATGTCCGCGCAGTGACGCGGGCGGCACTGGAAGTCCGCCCTTCCCCCAAATCACACCGTCCCATCTCTACCAGAGGAAGGATAAACATGTTCATCGTCACCAACTTCGGTTACATGACACCGGGCGCACCCGTGAGC